TTGCCGTCGTAGTTTAGCGTCTGCGTCACCGTGACGCCCCCGGCCACCTCGACAACACTGACCAACCTTCCGCCGGAATAGTTAAGCGTAGTTGTCTTGATCGTGTTCGCGCCGTCTTTTTCCGTCACAGTCGAGAGATTTCCGCCGCTGTACGTCAGTTCGACCGTTCGCGTGTGCGCGTGGTGTTGGACAGATTTTATGATCGACACGTCATTATTCGCGTCGCCGTCCTGAATTCCGGCTGTGAAGATCGGACGGGTGTCCGTGCGGGCGCGATTGGCCACTGCGTTGTCGACGTAACCTTTGGTTGATATATCGTCGGCGGCCGCCGGAGCGGCTACCTTCGCCCGGCCGGCGGAGTCACGCTGGATGATCGTGTTCGCCGTAGCCGCGCTGGTGGCGCCGTGGACGCCGGTGGTGGCGGAGATATGGTTGGTCAGGTTCGTCTGTACAGCATCAACTTCTTGCTTCCGTGCGGCATCGTCGCTCGCCAACGGAGCGGCGAACTTCGCTCGGCCGGCAGCATCGCGTTGCACAATACTATCCGCCGTCGCCTCGCTGGTGGCACCATGGACCCCGGTGGTAGCGGAAATGTGGGCATCAAGCTGATCGACCGTAGCATACACCTCACTGGGAATTTCTGCCGAAACGTTCGAAGCGTTTCCAATGATCATCACGAGGTCGATCTGCTTTTCGATCACATCCGGACCGCCACCGGGCGGGATATATTCGGCCCCTGATCCGGCGTTGCCATAGCAGTAGAGAATTTCTCCTTCGTCCGGATCCATGGCGAACACGCCAATTTCGCGGAAATAAAAACCGGTGGTGACGTCCTGGTTCGAAAGGACACCGCCGACCACTGCCTTACCCGCGCTTAAAACCTTCAGTTTCGTGATGGTGAGCGACATTTTTTCATTGATCAAACTGGTCAGATTCGGGATTGGTTGGCCTCCGAGCGTACCATCGCCGACACCGATTCGCGTGAAATTCAGTTCAGCGCCAATCTGCGCCTTCGCTTGAAGCGCCAAACCTTTGTTCGTGATGATGAGTCCGCCGAAAGCTCCCATTATACCACCTGCTTCACTGTCATTTTTTCGGTCATGTGCAGCACACCGCCGAAGTACAAACCCAAATCATCCGACGTGACGAGGATAACCGCCTCAAGGTGCGCGCTGAGCCTTTTCACGGCGTTGACCGCTTTTGCAAACAGCGCGGCCTTTTCGTTCGTGGCTTCCGAATTGCTCGTCCTGACCCGAAAGAATCCGGGTTGGCCACCGTACTGGAACCACTCTTCCACGTCGCCGTCACCGAAATAAATTTCAATGACACGCTGCACCGCCGCCGGTGTTCCTTTGATCTTGTGGATTTCGATCGCCTCTTTGATGGCCTTCCTTTTGGTCGGCAGATCGGCATCCGTGTCGTACCAGTCGACAGAAAATTGCCAAGCCAAAATGTCCAGCACCTCTTCCGGCAGCTCATCGATGCGGGAATAAATCGCCACCCGGCCAACCTCATTGGCGAGCTTCCGGACCTGCCCCGTGAGGGCTGCGCTGAATCCTTGAACGTTGGTGTCGCGCTGCATGAAACGTGTCTGTAGTTTCAGGACGTCCGCGTTCTTGAGATCCACGTTAGATTAGGCCCCCGTAAGTGATCGACTTCGTCCCAACCTTTGCAATTTCATGAGGGTCGATCACGGTGTATACCGGATTTGTGATCACGATCCGAGCGGCACCGGCCTGGTACATACGGGCGAGCAGTTCGTCCGGAAGGATTGGACGCCCGAGTCTCGATTGTTGCCAATCGATGTATCGATCGACGGCTCCCCCTGGCCCTTCGATGGCCTGCCGGATCGCCGGCACCTCATTAGCTCGATCCGTGCTGATGTAATAAGTGACATCGACGTCGTATGTCGCCGGTTCCGCAGGTTTTACATTCACAAGGTCGGTCAGCGGTCGAACGGTCTTGTCATTGACCGCCACGCTCACTTTGTCCAGGACGCCCTGATCAGGAATCTGGCCGCCTTTCAGCAGCACATAGATGTCTACTTCGCAAGGATTTAGACTGACAACAGCCACATCTGCAATGTTGACGTCGGCGGATTTCGCGTGGAAGATATATGCATCCATTGGGCCGGCTGTCGAAAACGATGAAGGAGCCAAGCGGATGCGTTCCCGGTATGCATCATCCGTCTCCTCGTCCGACCCGCCGGAGGTCGTGTCCAGGTTCGACGCGCTGGCCACGTAGGGGATTGGGTCCACGATGTTGTTGATTTGGCCGGCGGCCAGACCGTTGTAACGCGCTCCCCCCTCAGTGGACTCCGCTACAACGTCTCCAAAGGTACTCCCGGCGGGAATGACCAGATCCATTATTGTGGCAAAAAACGCCTCACCATCCGGCGTGACCCGGGTGCCTTTTGGCACCAGGACGTCGGTGAGCCGAACCGATGAGAGCGTAAAACGCAATGTGGTCCTAGCCTTTTGCGCCGGAAGCCGACTGACTCCAAGCAGCGCGCCGAGCGCATCCAGCGCCTCACCATTCGCAAACGGAAGCAGATTCTGATTTCCCGTGTTGTTGATGTCGTTCTTCGCTGCTACCAGAAGCGGCACAAACTGCAGCAGAAAAATCCGGCGCGGGTCCCCCGGATAGAGGACCTGTCCTGTCGCCTGCTGGAAGGCGGCGATCATCTCGTTCGCGATTTTTTCCGCGTCCGTTTCGACGAACCGGATGGTCATATTTCGATCACCACCCTGAACTGAAGGTTTCCGTCATCGTCGACCCCCGTAAATTCCACGTCCTGCACCGTCGCACGCGGCTCATGGGAGGATATGACGTCGTAGATTTCTGCTGCTGCAATTGCGATTGCCTCCGGATGCGGGCGCCCGAGGAATCTGCCCGGCAGACCGAGCAGCCGGTCATAGGCCACCTCATAAATCTGCGTGTTTATCAGCGTCATGACGTTCTGCGCAATGGCCTCGGATCCCCGTGCTCCCCAGTCGATTTCAAAGTGGTCAGCGGTATTGATCACTACCTGCAATGGTATCACCCCGCTCATCCTAGAATTGCGACAATGCCTGCAGCGCATTGGGGTTGGTGCGTTTCAAATCTCCGAATTCTGTGCTGCTGGACACCGATGGAAAAACAACATCCGGAATGAGCGTTTGACCAAGGGCGATTGTCTTACTGGTCGACTCCTCTTTCTTTCGCCCGGCCCGGACATACTCTTCCAGTTGCAGATCGATGGTGGCCTTGATTAACTCACCACGGCCATCGATTTCTGTGTCGGTGACCGAAACCGATTTGAGCAGCCACTTATATTTGCCCACCGGCTTCGAGCCCAATAGCAAAACGTCCGGTTTACGTTTGTCCCGGACGTTCTGCCAAAACTCGATTTCTGCACGAATTTTGTGGCCAAAGGATACGCTCAGGGGGATCTGAAAACTTATCGTGTCCAGCCCGAGGCCTTTGATGTAGGTCGAAGGTTTGTTCCCGACCTTCTCCTGCGTTTCGGTGTCGATCTCCCCGGAAAGCGAAAATCCAGCCAGGGTGTACAGCTTCCGCGAGCTGACCTGAAACACCTTGCCCTGGTATGTTGCAATCGGCACGGTCACACCCCCCCTAAAAGACCGCGATGATGAGCCCGTCCGCGAGGCTTTGGCTGAAAATGGCGACCGCCACCTGGTCGCCGACGTTCACGGCGAGACCCCGGGCGATCGGGATCTCCGCCGTCACAACCGTCCCCGTATCTCGGAATGTGACGCGGGCGGTCCTCTTGATTGGATCGACCGAAGTCACTTCGCCCTTCCTCATCAGTACCCCTCCAGCGGTCGCCGGACCGTGAATCGCGTCCGGCCTTGGATCAGATCATGGATGAGAGAATCAACGAAATACTGGCCGTCGAACATGCCGACATTCTGGATGACGACGGACGAGCCGGCCGCGAAGCCAGGTTTCAGTTCCGTGATAAACTTTCCAATCACTTGATGCTTGTTGTAGGACCGCAGTATACCGCGAGCCCATCGCATTGCCTCGGCCAGATCGGCGGCGTAGAGGCTTCTCGTCAGCGTCGGACCATTCACGGCAGGATCAGTGTGTTCGGCCACGATCAGCCCGCCGGCCGACTGACTGCGGACAATGCATTTCCCGTAGATGTCGACCGACTTGTTCACGAATTCCAAATCAATCATGTCGGACAGCCAGATGGTCGCTTTCTGCGGATTCGCGGGTTTCTGCTCCTCGGCGCGTTCGTCATAAATGATCAGTGTTCGGTCGTTGATTTTGAGCGCGTACCCTTCCAATTCGCAGCGGGCCGAGAGAAAAACGAAATCCGCTTCCTCGGTCTGGTCGACACGACGATAAAGATGATTTATCACGTTGTACGTCTGGAGCCGGAAACCGTGTCGGTTTGCGATCTCCGTCGCGATCTCCAGCAGACGGATGTTCTCCCACCCCTGCGTCCGTGCTGTTTTGGCCGTCTGCGGAATCGACAGGGCCTTGATTTCGATCTGACCGGGCCGCTGTGCGATATGGTCGATGAACATCACACCGGAATCGTACCCATCATGCAGCACCCGGATGCGGTCATTTTTCGACGGACGCCATTTGCTCCAGCGGCCATCGGTATCAGCGAAAACAGCCGCGATACTGTCCGGCTTACCGCCGGCGTGGTCGATGAGCCTCAGCTTCAGCGGCTGAACGTTGGCCGTTATGTCCGTGTCGTTGTAGATGATCACGCTGAATCACCGCGCTTCCAGGGCGGGAGGGTGTCCGCCGCTTCCGGCGGGAGAATAGGAATTTTCAGCACCTCTCCGCCCTGGAATATGATCACGTTCCTGTATTGCGGATTGGCCTCGATGATCTTCGAGGCGCGGAATTCGTTGTTATAAAAGTCCAGCGCGATGGAGTCGAAAGTGTCGCCGGCGAGCGCCTCGTAGATCATATGATCACGCGAATTGTTCACGCCGTTTCGCCTCCCACCATTGTTCGATCATGTCAAACATTTCATCAGCCAATGGGCGGAGCGTTTTCTCGATTTCAGCAGCGTTTCCTCCGGTAATCTGCGGCGCGAATACGAATTGCGGCGATCCCCCTCCAAAACCATCGACACCCAGCATCCGGGCGGTTTGGTTGAGCAACCCAAGGCTCCTGGGCGTGCGCTTGATTGGAATGGCCATTTCCGGGCCCGCCTCGCCAAAAATTGACGGACGAGTAGCAAGACCGCCCTTAGCGAATCCTTGGATCTTCTCCGTTGTTCCGGACGTTTGCTTTTGCGCTTCCAGCGCGGCGTCAATTTCGCTGGTGTCGAGCTTGGCGATGACCGGGATTTCCACGCCCGGGATCTTGTTCACTTTTTCAATGAGCCAGTTCAGTTGATCGATGATGAAGTTGACGCCTTCGTAAAACGCCTTCTTCACTCGCAACCATGTTTCAGTCAGGAACGACTGAACCTTGTCCCAGTTATCGCGCATCCATATGAACGCCGCCACGAGCGCGGCGATGGCCGCCACAACCCCAACGACGACCCACGTCATAGGGTTGGCCAAAATTGCCGAATTGAGGACCCACTGTGCAGCGGCTGCAGCCAAAGCACCAATTCTTGCGGCTTTCGTCGCTGCAGTCCACGCCCAGGTGGCCGCGGTGCTTGCGCCTTTTACGATGGCATCTCTCGCATACAGCGCTTGAAGATACGTTGTCGCGGCAATGTCTTTCCA